TGAAGGTATATTTTCAAGAAAAGAAGAAACCGCAAAAGCTCCAAATCCTTCCGCTGCCACAGCTCTTAAAACCTCGCTGTTCATCTCTGTTGCAAGCTGTAGGTGTCTATTTCGCAGTAGTCGCTGTTGTGTACGATTAAATTCTTGGTTATAAATTCTCTCAATTGTATCATCATCATATGCTGCCATACCAACAATACTCCTACGAAACCTTCTCACACGGTCAGCAGCAACACCTTCACTCATAACACGTATTTCATCATCACTTAATACCATTAATATACATTACAATGATATATTATTTCTTGATGTAATCTTGCTGGACTGATGAACTATGTGCCATAAGTTCCGCATCTTTTTTCATCTCTTCTTTCACAGATCCGTATTTTGATGTCAAGTAAATATGACGCAGCATACTTGCTCCTATATTCTTTTTAAAAATTCGGTTCAATATTTTTGTGATGAAGTTTGGGGTGCTTCTTGTTTCACCTGCTAACAAATATTCACCATCATTCTTTTTCATAAGCGTTACGTAGTTGTCAATAACATTTTTCAACTTTGTATTTACTACAACTTTTTCAGTTCCATAATTCTTTTTGGTTTTATATTGGTTGAAAATAAACTCACTTGATTCAGGTCTGTAATAATTAGCGGATTCGTCAGCATTGATCCCCTTATCAAGTTTCATCAAATAATAATCATCGTTTCTTCTTGGCGGGGTTAGCACGTAGAATGCTAATACAAGATGGGTCGTTAAATCTTTCTTCGCTTTGGATTCGTTCATATCATCTTCCGTTATCAATTTCACAACATCATCTAACTCCGTATACTTTTGTAACACTTCGTCCCACGATAACCAATTGTCTTTCTGTTTCTGTGACATCTCTTCATCAACCGTTTTGTATTTTTCACCATTCAATATCGCTTTGTAAACTATATTAGCACTATTATACTGTTTGGTTTCAGTATTATTAAGGACAGACACTACTGCTGTCAAGTAACTCTTACGGGTGTTAATATTTGCTATGTCTTCAAACTTCTTCTTTACATCAGCAGTGTTCTTTAAAAACGATAAGCTGGTGTAAGGCTTGTCGCCATTCAGTTTCCTTAACTTTGTCAAATATAAATTAGCACTTCCTTCTGCTAAACCTTTGCTGATTAACTTCTCTTTCAGTCCTGTCATAAACTTGGTTTCGGTATTCGGCATCTTCGGGCGGGGCATTTCTAATATGAATATATATTATAATTCTATATTCATATTTATTAATTCAATTTTTTATAAAGGTTATTCAAAGTTTCTGGAGAAGAAGGTATTACCCGACTGTCTTTTTATAACAGGCATAGGTCTATCAGGTGTAGTATACCCTTCCAAGAGAGAGAGTTGTGTTGTTGAGACACTTACGGGTCTTGGGGGCATAGGATAACTTACACCTTCATACCTAAACGCATCGCCTCTTGGTATATTTTGTTGTGGCGATTGTATTGGGTTTTCGCTTATATAGTTTTTCGGTTCTGCTTTTGCTGCCTCTTCATACATTTTGTCTTCCTTCGCCTTTTTTTTAGACCCCCATACCGTCCCGTCGACGTTAAGGCGCGGGGCTCTTAGGTTTTTTAATGGATTAGGTATTACAACACCCTTCTTAAATGCTTTAGTCTTTTTTTCAGGTATTACTGTTGCTAGCTCTGTTGCTCGGCGCTGCTCTTCCGCTATCGTATTTGCTTTTCTCTCCATCTCTATTAATACAGCCCTTTCTTGATTCGCTTGCTTCACTCCCTCCAACATAATAGCTCTGCGAGTCTCATCACTTATGTTACCACTTACGATTGGCTGCGTTGACGTGGTTCTTACTTGGGGCTGTGAACCTTGACTCGGCGGTGCTCTGCCCATTGGCGCGCCACTTGGACTCTTCCTTGTAGCGGCTCTTCGTCTCGCCGCTAAATTCACAACCACCTTTACACTCTGTGCCACATTCTGCTTCTGCTTCTGCTTTTGTAACGTTGTCTTTTCCTTCGCCTTCTTACGGATCGCTGACTTTCTCTTCGGCATTATACATTCTCATCATATTTTAATTTTAGTTTATTGAAGTTCTTGTAATAACTATTGTCCCGCTGATTGTAAAATAAAAAGTTGTAAGGCGCATCAAACACATAATCAAACAACACTTTCAAATCGCCTTTATCCATAGCAAACACCTCTTCAGCAAAATTGCCAGTCTCTATGATACTTTTTGGTTTGAACAGAATGTAGCAGTCCACTAATGCTCTCAATCCACGTGGCAGCAATTTTAGGGTGAGTAGCGAAACTATGATATTTAATTTGTAGTGTCTGTGTTTGTGAATTAATCTCTTTAACCACAGCTCAACTCGTCTGTCTTTCATCTGCTCTCCCCAGTCATCTAAAATTAGCGCCGAGTTTCCACCTTCCTCTTTCTCTTCCAACGCTTGCTGGATTATGCTGTTGAATGTCTTATCACTTAAATCAAAAAATAATCTGTTAGCATTGTGTTTCTTGAAGGGATGATTTTCCTCACTGTCAAATACCTCACGGGGTGTTGAGTAGAAAACTTTGTTGAATTTGTGCTTGTAGACCTGACCTTTTCCTGATGCGGTCATTATGCTATTGAGGAATGCACTTTTACCTGTGCCCATTCCGCCAGAAACTACATACACACCACACTTGTCGAGAAAGGGGGCTGGAACACCTAAAGCATCATCTATTTTCTGTTTTGTCGGCTTGATTACTAATTCACTATCCTCTTCCTCTTCAATCTTCATTACAATAAGATTTTATTTTATTTTCTTATTAGATGCGATGCGTCAATCGTTGCCGCCTTGCCACCCATCACCGCTGAATACACACGAGCGTACGCCCACTGTTCAGGTGATTTAACTTGCGGGCGCACTGATGCGGGGTTTGTCTTGTATGCGCCTATGCCCTTATCAAAGATGGTCTGTAATCCTGATAACTTATATCCTGTCGTCTTGGATATGTCTTTCAACGAATGCGGTTCATCTTTATCAAAGCCATACTTTAAGTTAAACTTGTTCTTATACGTAACAACCATTACATTAAGACTTTATTTTAATCGTAAAAAGAATCCATTTTGTAAATCCGTTTTTTATGACGTGCTATATTCTTATCATACTCAATTGCGTATATTGTTTGGCGAGCAACCTTTTTATGATTATCAAAAACTGATGTTGAAAATATACGTAATATCAAAGTCTTGATTGATTCCATTATATATAGGATATAAAATTAAGGCGTATCATCGCTTGATGTATCCACGAATAAACCATCACTTGATGTATTGACTATTATTGGAAGACTTGGGATTGTTATCTCTGTCAGTTTGTCATCTATACGTTTCTTTAATATTTGTGAACTCTCAATCAGCTTTATATACCTTGTGTAACTCTCGCTTAAGAAGATACTCTCTTCCGTAACCCTGTTCTTTCGGTCAAGAGACAGATATTTGAATATGTCACATCCTAATATATAAAAGTCCCTCGCACCTGCGTTCTCCTGCTCAATCTGCTTTGTGTAATTGTAAAACATTTCTATTGAACCGATTATACCAACTGTCAATGAGATGAACATATTCAGCAATGAGATGTATGTCTGTGCCATAAAACCTTTTAAACAAACCGAAAATGCGGAATTTAATGACGACAACACTATTATTGGAATTCTGTAATATTTCAATCTAGACTTTAATCCTATATAACGCTTTCTATGATAATTAGATAATATCGCACAATTGTTACGCAACTTATCTAACAGTAAGTCTATATCATTCATTATATATTAACTATATTAAATGATGGGTTTGATGAGTTATACTGATTTAAATTGATACAGTATAATAAATAAAAAAAAAATAATAATTTATTATTATTATTTTCTACTATTGAATTTGAAAAGGGATAAACCCATCAGGTGCGAAGCATAAAAGAAAGTTCTAATGGACTGACAACCGACACAAAGATTTACTTGCTGACACTGATCTCTCCAGTCATCATATTACACTCCAAAATATTATCGTACACCGCGAAAGTATCTACAATAAGACCTGGCATAGTTGCACTGTTGTATTGAACTTCCAAGAAAGTATTATTAGAATTAGTGTCGCGACCTGATACGACGGCTCTTCCACCGCCGACAGCCTCCTCAAAATCAACCCCGATACAGAACGAATCGGTATTGTTGGTTACTGATAAGATATCAACTGGTAGTGTTCCTTGAGAAGTATATTCAGCCAAGTTGAAGACACAATCAAAAGTGACAGCATTCGCGGCATCAAAGCACTTGATTAATTCCGCAAAAGCTTCACCTGCGAGAGCGACATTTCCATTGTGCGCAACAATTGGAATAGAAGGATATTGCCTGCCATCAATACGGTATGCTATGGATTTAGCAGCAGGGTAGTATCTCCCCCCAGTGCTATTAACAAGTCCAGCATTAGTTCCAGTCGTGTCAGCATTGCGCCAACAAGTGAAATAATTCTTTACACTTGAATATCTCGCAGGAATTAAAAATGACGAAGATGTACCAGCTGAAGCAGTTATTGTGCTTGAGAAATTCGCGACTCCAGAACCGTGTGTCTTGAAGACACCACCTGATTCTTGAATTAATTGAGAGTGGATAACAGGGTCAACGTCCAAATAATCCATAACTAAATTGATATTTGTGATGGCACAAGCAGTGAGAGCAGTTGTTCCTGCGAGAGCACCTGTTGTTGCTGCTTCTTGAGTCGCAATTGCGAGATTCTCAAAAGTTAATTTCAACCTGATTGAGTCAACTGCGGGACACACTTGAGTTGCGAGTGTCCCAATCACCGAACTATAAATTGGAATACAGTATCTTTGAAGAGGAACAGCAGTAGCAGCAGGCGCAAGAGCAGGTGCTTTCGTAAATGTAGCATTGCCTCCACTCATAATATTTCCAACATTTTTAGAGCGTTCAGCTCCTTGAAAATCCTCAACAAGAGCAGCGAACACATTGTATCTGTCCAACATTTCAACACTAGTATTTCCAATAATTAATTCCATTCCACGAATAGCGGAACTCGCTGATCCGTTTGAAAAACCTCTTAAAAAAGCAGTAGAATTTGCTCCAGTAAATCCAGCATCAAACATCAAGTAAGAATTTTGTCCATTGATCATAGAATACCTACCTGATGGAAGGGCGAAATACACATCTTGGGTGGCAGTTCCTAAATCAACTTTGGATAAATTCTCGGGTTGGACTAACACACGGCGCGAGACGGCTGAACCCATACTTTTGAAACTTGAAACATCGAGCAACGGCGTTATGGCGACTTCACTCATTATACACTACCAAAAGATAATAATTTCAAAGAATTATCTTTTTTGCTAAAGTTATTATTCCTTAATTATACTCCACCTCAAAAATATTCAAAGTTGTGTCCCAATCCCACGATCCACTGATAGACACTGATTGACCAACCATAATCTCAAAGGCAGGATTTGATAAATCATCTACTATTATATAATCGTTCATTTGACTTTGTGCTAATGCTGTTCCTGATGCAGCCGTATTCATTCCTAAATAGTAATTATTACTCAAAGTTTCTGTTGTTGGTGGTGATGGTATTTGTATTGTTCTTGACTTTCCTGTAAGTGCTGGGTGTGTCATAAAAAGGAATCTTCCTGAACCACTACTTAACGATTGATTTGTCATTGCGTTAAAAATCAGCCATTTATTACTTGGTTTCTTCTTAAATAATCCAGTAAAACTTTTTGATTTGAATACATATGCGGCTGCTGCGGTTGTTCCAAAGTTCATCGTTCGTATGTATGATGATACGACTTTGTGGTTAACAGGTCTTTCAATATCACAATCCACCTCCATAATCGTAAAAATTATATTGAAAGTTATAGTGTCGGGTGTTACTATAGGTGTGCCATCAAATTGTTCCATTGAGATTGTAAATGGCACTATTGGTAGATCGCTCATTAGGAACGAACCTGATGGTTGCTGATTGAACAGCCCAGAGCTTGAATGATTTGTTGCCAATATAAACTTACCTTGATTACCAGTCGTGTTAAATTGATTTCCTGATTTTGATTGAAATTCAGGCGATATCATCACCAAATTTGTGAGTGATGATGATGTAACGGCATTACTTATTACTAAACTTGGTCTTACAAGCAGTTTATGGTGAGGTTTCTTTTTGGAGATTTCTTTAAAAGAAAATGTATAATCCTGTCCTATGGTTGTTGTTCCATTATTGAATGACTGAATATATGTTGCTTGTAATCTCATTTATATATACTTTTAAATAAAAATGTTCGTTATGTCAATATCCCCTTCAATCTCGTAAATGGCTAATACAACCGCTATAAACACATTTCCACTTGTTGGCGCTGATCCAGTGCCGCTAAATTCTACATTCAAATTAATTGGTGTTAATGGCATATCATCACATAAAATCACTAATTTGTTGTTTGTGTTTGAGTTGTTAGCAGTTGTGTAGTAAGGCGTTACCAATATCTTGTTATATGTTGTAACATCTGTCCCAGTTGTGAACACTTGAGTATTTACTCCTCCACATAAGTTTGGGTGATACATATAAAGCATCAGTGGTGTTGTAATTGGTGTTACGGTTGTTGAAATACTTGCGTTAGATATCCTCACAATAAAACGGTTGCCTGGCTTTGATTTCATATATCTTGGAATTGTCCAATCCCAAGCGTATGTCGTAGCTGCGCTTGTTGATATAGTTTGCTGGTATGTGTTAACTATCTTCATTATGTATAATATGAAGATAATATTTAAATTCCTGCCGTTCTCCTAAATGCTAGCCCGCTTTGAATAGCGGATTTATCATCTCCTCGTTTTAGTGCGCCTACCGTAGACTCACCTTGTTTAATCAAGGTTTGTCCTGTTCTTGATCCTTTACCTATCTTGGAAGCAAGTTTCCCTGCTCCATAGACAAGGGGCGCTAACTCGGGCACTACCGCAGCAACAAATGGCGTAGCCTTTTGTATTATGCCACCTACCTTTCCTGATATTTTCTCAATTTCAGGAAGCGCTTTTTTAGCAAAATCTAATCCTTTTTCAGCACCTCTAACAACTTTTTGACCGAATTTTTGTGCTCCTTTACTAACTTTTTGACCAAATTTCTGGAATGCGCGTCCAATGCTAATTGCCATTATATAATACTGAATGATTATAATTTTTTTATCTTTCGGTTAATCTTCTTTTGTAGTCTTAATGGTCTTCTTTTCTGTGATTGTTCCTGCTTCGCAATGTTTTTTTGATTTATTTCATTCACTAAATCGCGCTTTACTATTCGGTTTGTGTTTTCAGTTGGCGCTACATATGGCTGATTATCTATCGGTTCATCCAGATTCGCTATATCCTCTGCTTGCTGCTCTTGTAATGGGGCTAATGCTTCATCTCGCATTTTTTGGATATTAGTCTGTTGAAGCTGAAGTTTCGTCGGCACATTGTAATCTATACGCAATGTTATAAACCAATTAGGTGTTCCGTTCAAAATTAATAAGTCTCCGTTATCATCTACTAAACTTATACTTATCTCTGTCAAGACCTTGTTTTTGATTGTTGTATAGAATGGCTGTGGATTGAAAAATTGTAATATCGTATACGCAGGCGTTGTTATCGGTAGTCTCGCTAAAAGACTGCTTCCTCCTACTGAATCCGCTGACTTATTGGTTGTTGATATGTTGTCTAAACGAATCGTTATTCCTGTTGTATATGTGAGATTCAACACATTATCAAAGTCCTCGTTTGCTATATACGAATCTCCTTCATTATATCCCAATACTTGAGTTGCTGCGTTTACTGTTGTTCCAAATACTACTGCCGTTGTAACGAATAACTTATTAGTATCCAAATTATATTTCCAGACCAACCCTGTTAAGGTATTCAACATTGTTAAAAGCGTTGTGTATGAATAATTCCCTTTTACCATATTATAAGTTGTTGTTGTTGGTGTTGGTGTAGTTATTTCAAAAGTTCTATTCGTATCATTTATTGCGTAAAAAGATAAAGGGATTGATGCTCCCTCCAGACCTAAAATGAACTGACTCGTATCCATACTCCCTATTATCAACGGCTCTATTAAGAAAGTGTAAGATGAAGATGATCCGTTTGTATATGCGTTATCTGCGTCACTGTGTAAAAAAATCTTACTCGCTGAATGTATTATATCAGTCATATATAATACATATAAATTAAACAATAAGCGGTTTACGGCTGTTTTGACACGTGCGTTTTGTGCTGACTCGCTCATTATTATCTAAATTCTCATACTTTCTCTTCCAACTCACTAATCCTTCACTTGCGGGTTTCAAATAAGAATATCTATCGTTCAAATAAACATACTTCTTGTAACCCGTTTTTGCCACTTGTTTGTAGAGTCCCTCAATTGCCGAATACTTATCAATCAGTTTCCTTTCGGGCATTATATATTATCAATAGATTTTTTTTTGTAGTCCGTTTGTATTGATAAATTTAAATTATTCGTATACCTTTTATCTGGTATTGATGTATCAATCTTAATGTTCTTACACACTACACAAGTTTTATGGTGTAATCTGTCACGAATTTTCGTTTGCGTAGGGTGAGACGTGACTGTCCTACCACATTCATATACTCTTAATTGGACTTGCCCGCCTTGATGAACATCTTTTGTAGTCATAGTATTTTTCTTTTTAGCTAAAAAGATTTTTCCTTTCAATTTTTTACGTAATTTACGTAATTTACGTTATACTCGCCTCATTCGCCTGATTGGTTCGGGCTCGGGTTCTGGCTCGGGTTCGTAATACTCTTCTTGTGGAACTGGCTTCTCAATAGTTTTCTCCTTCTTTTTACTTCTACGTATTATGATCTGTGGTGTATCATCTTCGCTGTCACTATCGCTTTGAAACACAATCACCTGCTTATTGCGCTTCTTCTTCGGCTCACTGCGGGTTCGGGTCTGTACGATACTTTCCGCTTTTCTATCAATATCGGTTAGTTTTTTGCTCTCCTTTTCTGTGACCTTTGATGCTAACAAAGTTTCATCGGCTTTGCGCTGCGCCTCACCTCGTTCTTTTCTCACTTGCCTCCCCCTTTCAAGATTGGCTCGCTGGTAGTCCGTGATGGCTCTCTTCGCTTTCTTGGGCATTTCAATATCGGCTTTTCCTTCGCTATCTTCCACAAGTTCTAAATCTTCATCAAGAACCTTCGGCATTATACAATTACAAAAGAAGATAATTTTATATTAATAAATATTACTAAATCTGGAACGATTGATTTAAGATACTTTGAATTTTTTCATAAAAGTTTGATGATTCGTTTCTAAATCTTCGCTGTCACCCCAAAGCAACCACCTTGCTAAAGCACCCGCTGAATACGGGTCATTCCAATCTTCTCTCTCCTTGTGTCTCTTTAGATAAGCATCTCGCTTCGCTTTGTCTCCGTGATCTATATACGTCTGTGAACCCGCAGAACCAAAATGGGTTGTGACACCATTGCTGAACTTCACCATAAACCGTTTACCTTTGCGTGTGCTTTGTTGAATTTTCATTTTTATACATTAACAGAATAATATATTTGAATATGTTATAATGGCAGAACCTGATATGAAAGATTTAGCCCGAGCTAGTGAAGCATCATATTCTCAAGAAGCACCTGAAGGATACGAAAGACACAACGATTTGTCTACTGCGGACATTTCAGTTTACAAGCATAAAGTTAATCCTCATCACATCATAGCCCACAGGGGCACTGACGTTCACAGTAATACGATTAGCAAGCAATTGAAAGCGGACTTAAATATCGGGGTCGGTAACAAAAGTGGAGATAAGTTACACAAAGACAGAGCTAAACAGACTGAAGATATTGTTAAATCTATTAAGGAATCCAATCCTGACCATACGATTCATTTGACAGGACACTCGCTAGGTGGAAGCACTGTACAGCACGCCCTTGTTAAATCTAAAATCGTTCGTGATAATGTCAAGACGGTTGATACTTTTAATGCGGGATCAAGTATCATTGGTGGTAAGCCATTAGCATCTAAAAGTCAAGCATACAAAGACATAGCCGCTAAATCAACTCACCATCATATTTTAGGTGACAAAATTAGTGAAAATGTTGGATCTGCTATGATTGGAAGAGTCAAAAAGTATAATGTAAAAACCAAGCCAAGTATCGCGCAGCATATTTTGAAATTAGCTAAACCTATTTTACAAAAATCAGCTATTGGTAGAGCTATTTCTATGGGTGGTAGCACTGTTTTAGGAACTGTCCAAAGCCACTCCTTGAAAAACTTTACTAAATAATTATTTTCTTCTTCTTCGTATAGCATTTTGATTACGCTCATTTTGCTCATTCATTTGTCTCAAAACCTCCCTCTGTTGTAAAGCATTTTGATTCCGCTCATTCCGCTCATTTTGCTCATTCATTATTCTCAAAGCCATTGCTTCTTCTGTTTCTCTTTCACCGTCGCCTGATGATGGATTTACTAATCGTCTCCCTCTAGCAATTGCTTCAATGATGTCCAGACTTTCTTTCCCCAAAGCCTTTATCCGTTCCGCTTCTGTTGCGTCACCTCTATCCAACGCTTCATTATACAAATTCAAAAGTCTGGTATTTTCTTCAATCGCTTCCCTAAATTGTTGTCTATCTTCCCCGTCAAGTTCAGCATACATATCTTCTTCTTCTTCATCCATTATATCATACGAATTTATTATTTTTCAAATCTTTATGTCTCTTGTCAATCCATTAGAACTCTCTTATCTGCTTCGCACCTTTATAATATTTATGATTGGTTATGATTGGTTTATGATTAACTTTTAAATATCCCATCATTTTAAATCCTTACTGTATATGGTCTTATTTACTATATACTATATATCTATTGTTATCATAATGATGGGTTTGATGAGTTATATAGATAATAAATAAGATAATAATAATAAATAAAAAA